CGGGGAGTTGGTGTCCCCGTCCCACGCGTTCGAGTTGAGGTTGAAGGAGTCCCGGAATGACCGACACACCCCGCCGTTGGACGCGGACAGGGACGCGGACCCGACGTAGTTCGTGCCCCCTGATTTCGCGGCGATCAGGTGGATGCCGCGGTGTGCGACTTTCCACCCCGCTGCTGTTGCAGGCACCGCGGGAAGGCCAATGTTCCAGTTGGCGTTGGGTCCACCCCCGGTTGTGGTCGATCCCCAGGTGAGCAGGACGCGGAAGTCGACCCGCCGGCCGACCTTGAGGTAATCGCCTACGAGGGTCCCGTTTCCGAGCGATGGTGCCGACCCGATCTCCGCGATCCACGTCGGGGTGTACGGGGTCCACGCGTCGAAGATCGAGTTGAACTGGTCGCGGATCTCTTGGTTGAGGAGCGCCGCGGTGACGGTCTCGCCGACGACCCAGGTTTTCGGTGCGAACGTCACGGCTGCGGCTCCTCGGGGTCCGGCTCGGGCTGTACTGGGTTGAGCGGGTCGTTCGGGTGCCACCACCACCTGCGTGGCAGGGCCAGCGCCTCGGCCTCCGCTGCAGGAATGTCCTCGGGGACGATGAGCGGCACCCAGTCGCGCTTGCATTCCGCGCACCCGAACCGCGGGTCGAGGACGCTGACGATCCACGCGGAGCGGCAGTTGTCGCACTCGGCGAGCCAGCGCCCGTCGTCGATGCGGGCGAACGTGCCCGGATGATCCGGCACGGTCTCGGTGGGGACGGGGACACGGCGCCCCATCTTGTACTCCAGCCACTTGTAGACCAGTTCGGCCCCCGGGACTTGGGACCAGTCCTGTGCGATCTGGCCGCGCCTCGGCGTCGGCGGCAGGTAGTACGTCTCGGCCTGCACGATCGCGTCAGCAGGCAAAGCGGTGGCGGCCATAGTCGTCCGTTCAGTAGGCGAGGCGGGTGGTGTAGTCCAGCTGGGAGTAGGCAGGGTCGTCGAGGATCCACACGGAGTCGGTTTCGCTGGCACTGGTGCGGAACTGGATGACGTGGCTGTTGTGCTTGATCGTCTCGGTGTAGCCCTCGACCGTGACCCTCAGCTCCGCCGTCGAGGCCTGCGCGGGCAGGTTGTACACGGTGAAGTAGCTGCTGATCTCCGCGTCAAGGATGTCCAAATAGCTGGGCATCGTGAACGCCTCGACCGGTACCTCGCGCAGCTCGGGGTCGGGGTTGGCGTACCGGGAGACGATCCACGACGCCGCGTCGACCACGCTGTTGTCGGTCATCTTCAGGATTTCGAGCTGCCGCCCGTACAACCCGAAGGCGAGGACGGAGGAATCCGCCCTGACCTTCTGTGTCGCCCCACCCGGACGCGATGCCTCGACCTGGTTGCAGAGCTTCTGATCGTCGTCTGCCAGCTGGACCCCAAGGGTGTCAAGGTCGGCGTAGTCAATCTCGAACACCTCAGACGCGGGGCCAGGGTTGTAGCGCAAGTCACGGGATTGGTAGGCCAGCCCGTAGTAGTCGCGCTCCGCGTACAGGCGGCCGGACTCGGTCGTCTCGACCTCCCGCATCCGGGCCATCACACCGCTGCCGCCCTCGCCCTGCCCGGCGACCGGATCGTGCGTGGAGCCGAGGACGGTCACCGACCCGACGCCGGCATACCCGGCGAGGCGGGTGATGCGGTCAGCCGCGGCCTCCCCGGCGAAAGCGGTTGTGCCAGCCTGGTATTGGGTGGCCATCTGCGCCCCGATCCCCGTGTACTGGGTCGCGGTGATCATGATGTGGCCGATGGTGCCGGACCACAGGCGAGCGCCCGCGTATCCGCCGACGGTGAGACTGCGCAGACTTTCCATCCACTGCACGGCGCCGATCGCCTTCGACACCCCATCGACGTACACGCTGCCCGCGAACTCGTCGTAGGCGAAGTGGTGGAGGTTCCCGTCGGCCAGGTTGCCGCTGCTGACGGTGGCGGTCTGCCACGTGCTGCCGTCGACCATGGTCTCGACCTGCAGGGCGCCGGCCCCGTTCAGGGACCACACGATTCTCTTGGTGCCCGCGGACCCGGTGAGGGCGAAGAGCACCCGGCCTGCCGTGCTGGTCGAGAACCACGCCTCCATCATGTTCCAGTTGCCTACGGTCGAGTCCTGGTACCTCTGGCCCATGTCCGCGGTCAGATATTTCCCGGCCGTCGCGGACGCGGGCGTGAGTACGACCAGGGCCTCCGGCGCGGACGCTGGGCCTGCTCCCGCACCAAAGTCGCAGGTGCCACCGGACCCGATCTGGGTGATGCTGAGCGGCCCGGCCGTGGTCCCCGATAGGTCGCCCGCCGAGGTGGACCCGGCAGGCTCGGTCAGTGGGTAGTACGCGAGAGGGGTGAGGGCTTTGATCTCTTCGGACAGGCAGCTCATCAGCTGGGGGAGGCGATTCAGGCGCTTGAACAGGTCGGTCGCCGAGATGGCCACGGTCGACATCAGGCCGGACCACTGCACGGGGAACTCATTGACCATGCCCCAGAACCGAGGCCGGACCTGGGCGCCGAGGTAGTCCCACTCCATGAAGTCCCCGGTGCCGCCAGTGCGGGACGTCGTGAGCGACATGATCAGGGTTTCTGAGGACACCCACCCAGGGGTGGCCAGCGTCCGGCGCACCGTCCAGTCCCACCCGTCGCCGCTGGTCTCCCAGTACACCGTCCCTGCGGACTCCCGGATGCGCAGCCACAGGTGATCGATCGGCGAGTACGGCAGGTCGACGGACGCGCCATCGACGAACCCGACGAACAGCACGCAGCGAAGGACGCCAGTCACGGGGTTGTGCTGAAACCCGATCCGGGTCCCGTTGGTCACCGAGTCGAGCACGAAGTGGGCCAGCGCCGCGGACGATCCGTTCGCGGTCGCGGCGGTGGACAGGCGGGCACACACGGAAGCCCCCGGGAGTCTCCACTCTCGGGCCGACTGAAAGCCTGCCGACCCGGCGCCCGGTGTCAGCGGAATCCGCAACCGCCCGTTGACCAGGCCCGCCCCGCCAACGCGGACGGGCCACCGTGCCGTATCCACTGGGCTGTCGAAGGTGTCGCCCAGCATCGACACCGGGTATGGCGCGGCCCCGGTCCGGGTGGGCATCACCGCGACGCTGACCCGGATCGGGGCGTTGCGGCGAACGAACGGCGCATACGGGCTGGACGGGTTGCCCGGGGTGAACCGGCCGTCGGAGTTGTCCAGCGTCATCGAGGCCGTCCCGGGCTGCGTCTCCGACAGCTCGTCGCTCGCGCCCCGGGTGACCGTCACCCCTGACGTCACATCGACGTAGGGGGTGATGTCGGTCCAGGTGATGGACCACGGCGCCTGAACCAGGCCACCCCACCCTGCCTCTACCAGCAGCGGCACGAGATCACACACCCTTCAGAGTCACGGTGCCGCCCTGCTGGCGTCCCATCTTGACCAGTACCTTCTGCACTTCACGGGCTGCGGACAGGGTGTCCATGGCCTCGATGTGGAAGTGGTTCTCGATGACCGTCTGTCGCCCACCGCCCGCAACTGCGGGCCGGCCGAGGACGGGCTGCGCGCTGGCGACCCGGTCGGTGAGCATGCCAAGCGACCGATCGAGTTGCGGCAGGGGCTGCCTGAGACCCACAGCCAGGCCCTCGGTGGCGTACCGGCCGAGCTGTGCCATGACCGTGGACGGGGAGCGGATGCCCAGCGCCTTGCGGATAGCCTTCTGCATGCCGCGCGCGATCTTCAGCATCTGCTTCTCGATCGCGTCCTGCTGGGACTCCAGCCCCTTCAGGAAACCTTTGCCCGCGTTCTTTCCCGAGTCGTACAGGATGTCGGCGCCGTTCCTGCCCAGCGTCGTCGTGGCCTTATCGATGGACGACTGAGTGGCGTTGATGCTCTTCAACGTGGACGAGGACGCGCCCGCAAGCGCCGACGCGTAGGCGTACCCGGCGTCCGGGCCCATGTCGAGGATCTGCCGGATCAACCCCTTGGCCAGACCACGCTTCGCCAGGGTGCCGATATAGGAGGTGAAGGTCTTGAGCTTCGCCAGCTTCGCCTGCAACCCGGCCTTGATGCTGCCGGCCGAGACTTGCCCCTCCTCGATGCCCAGACCATTCAGGGACGCGTCCTGGCGCGCGGCGGCCGTGGTGTCGCTTGCATACTTCTTCGCCGTGGCGATCTTCGAGATCAACGCGTCGCGCTTGGTCGCGGCGGCCAGGAGCTTCTTCGTCTCGCGGTTGACCATGGCGACGAGCTTGTTGTCCTTGCTGCCCGTGAACGCGGCCCAGATGTCCTTGGCCAGATCCTTGGATACAGCGGAGATCTTCGCCTTCGACCCGGTCAGGCCGATGATGAGGCCCTTGCCCGCGTCGGCCGCGAGGGCCTTCGTCTTCCTCGACGGAGACCGGATCTCCAGCTCGTCCCGGATGCCCGACAGCACGGCGGCGCCCATGGCATGTCCAGACGCCTGCACCGCACCCGTGGACACCGTCAGGCCCGCACGCAGCCCCAGGCCCGCGTCCCGGCCGGCCTGCGCCGCGTCCGAGACCATGGCCATGCTGTCGTTGTGGGAGTAGATCTGCGTCCCACCGCCACCGAAGCGCATCAGCTCCGGGCCCTCTTCACCGACCCACGCGAGCTCACCCGGCTTCGGCTTACCACCGGAGGCGTAGCCACCAATCGACGCCGCAAACGACGACGGGTTCTTGTTCGACCGGTAGTTGACCATGACGCTGACGGTCTTGCCCTGCACGCCATTGATGGCGGTCTTCGCCGCAGCGATCTTCCGCTGCAGGTCTGAGATCTCGCCCCGGATGCTCGTCGTCTTGGACGATGGGGCGTGGGCCAGACGGTTCTTCGCGTCGGCCAACTTCGACTGCAGGTCCTCCAGGTTCCCCTTCAGCCGGGCCGTCTTGTCCGGCGTCTTCAGAATCTGGTCCGCGAGCGCCTTCGCTTGGCCCTTCGTCAGGCCCATGGCGTCGGCCGCTGCGATCAGTTTGTCGCGCCCGCGCGCATAGATCCCGTTGACCGTAGACCACGACGCTCCGGACTCCCGGGCCTGCGCTGCCGCCTCATCAGTCTTCGCGGCGAGGTCGTTCAGTGCGCCGGCCGCGGTACGAGCCTTCGCAGAGTTCAGGTCGAGCTTCCCACCCGACATGCTCAAGGCATGCTCGTTGCCCTTGATCGCCTTCGTGGCCGCATCGATCGCAGCCTCGAACCCGATCATCCCGCCGAGGCCCTTACGGTTCGTGTCGTTCAGCGCCTGAATGGACTGGCGCAGACCGTCCGCGCTGGCCTTCTGCGCGTCGAGCTTCGTCTGCACCTTCTGTGCCTGCGTGCCGAACAGACCCATTGCCTGGGCGGCGATCTGCTGCTCGAACGCCTGGTCCGCAAGCGCCGCCTTGTAGCCGTCGAGCTTGGTCCGCAGCTCACCCGCCGACATGCCGTTCTTCTGCATGCCCGCAGCCAGCTTGTCGAACGCTGCTCCGGCGAGCTCCGATTTACCGCCCTGGACCAGACCGGCCAGAGCCTTGTCGACCGCCTCCAGATCCTCCTTGGCCGCCTTGATCGGGGTGGAATCCATCCCGATCAGGCTGGTGAGGAACTGCTGGGTGCTGTCCAAATTGCTGGGCCTGGACAGAACGCGCAGGGAGTCGGCCAGCCCGCCAAGGTCGGCACCGAACGCCTTCGCCGCCTCGCCGGTCACCTTGCCGGTATCGCCGAGCTTGCCCAGCGCCGTCGTCAGCCGGTCGACGTCCGGCGGTGCCTTCTTCCCCATCGCAGCCAGCGAGCCGAGCGCGATGACGAGCAGCCCGATGCCGGTCCCCGCAAGCGCAACCTTCGCGCCACGGGAGAGACTGCCGATCGCGGCGGTGACCGCAGACAGCCGGCCAGGGGCAGCACCAGCAGCCACCTGCATGGCGACGAGGGATGTTCCGAACGCGGCCATGGCTGTGCGCGCCGCTGCCATACCGACGGCGGCGAGCTTCACGACCTTGATGGCGACGGCCAGCTGCAGGATCGCGGCGATGGCGCCTGGCGGCACTGCTGCCACGATGCCCGACAGGGCGTTGATGAGGTCGAGCATGCTGACGCCTACGTCGGACCCTGCCCGCAGGATGTTGACCAGCGCGGTGCTGACGTTGCGGAGCGTGTCAGCGACGACCGGGCCCTGCGCGCGGGCGTAGTCCATGAACTCAGACAGCCCGCCGCCGATCTTCCCGGCGTCGGTGGTGCGCATCACCCGGATCAGCTGGTCATTGACCTTCTGTAGGGTGCCCGTGGCGAACGCGGTGAACCGCTTGTTCAGCCCATCGAGGCCGGGCGACTCCAGGCCCCCAGCGAGGATCGTCATCAGCCGGTCGAGCTGCGTACTGGCGCCCTTGACCAGGCCGGTGGTCTTCGGCAGCAGAGCCGACGCGATGGCCAGGCCCTTGGTGAAGACGGGCATGGTGTCTGCGGCCAGCGCATCCGACCAGCCCTTGTACTCGTCCTTGAGCGAGGACAGTGCCAGGGCCGCGGTCTGGCTCGCGGGCGGCAGCTTCATCAGCGCCTTTTGATACTCAAGCTGCGCCTCGATCGCGGCTTGGGACGCTTCGCCTCCGTCCTCAATCGCGGTCTGCCACTTCTTCTCCGCCTCGCCCGCCGCCGTCAGGCCAGCGAGCTGCGGACCCAGCGCAGCACCGAACGCGGCAACCGCCACCGCAGCAGCGCCCGCACCAGCAGCGATCGGCGCCAGCGACGCCGCGGCCGGGATCGCCGCCGGCGCCAGGCTGATCAGGGTGCCCTTGAGCTCCTTGAGCGCCTTCTCGCCAAGGTCGGTGTCCCGCTGCATCGCAGCCATGCGGGCCGTCGTCGAGTTCCCCAGGCGCCGCATCGCTGCGTCACCGTTGATCGACGCGGCAAGGAGACGGCGGCCGAGCCGGTCCGCGCTGCGGCCTGCCCCGTCGAGGACACGGGACAGGTGGTCGCGCCCGTCGAGCAGGAACGTCAGCCGACTCGCCACGGTCATTCACCTCCGGATTGTTGGGCTTGCTGGTGGGCGTCCATCCAGATCACGAGCCCGTAGAAGTCGTCGACGAGTTGCCGGTCGACGACGTCCGGCGGCATGTTCAGGAGGTGGGCGAAGAGTCCGAGGTACTGCTCTCGGAGGTCGCAGATGTCGAGGTTGCAGATGTCGTCGGCTCGGCTGCTGCCTCCGCCGCTTCCGCCGACGGCTCGGGGTCTTTTCCCGCGGCCTCAGCTTCGGCCTGGCACTTCTCGATGTAGGCGCGGGCGTGCTCGGGATCGGCGGCAGCATCCGGCACCTCATGCAGCGCTTGCGCGATCTGCTCGGGGGCAATCTCCGAATCATTCGCGGAGATCGCGAAGCTTGAGTCGACCCAGTTCTCGACCTCGCGCTTGCTGAACCGGGTGACCATCTCGTCCACGCCGGGGTCGAAGTCGCCGAACCGCAGGGTTGCCTGGTGGCGCTTCTTCAGGACCCAGACCACTGCGCGCATCGCGTCGAGATCCTCGTTGGGCAGCGCCTCCTTGACCTCCGGCCACTTCATGTCGATGGTCCGTGCCACGATCGACGCCTCGGAGGACAGCAGCGACAGGGCGTCGTACTGCTCGGGCTCGCCGCCCTCGGGGGTGTACACGACGATCAACGGTTGCTCCTATTCGAGTCGGCGCCGCACGTCGTCGAGGACGCGGGCAACCTCGGCGGTCATGCGGGGGGTGTGGCGGCGGACTGTCTTGTCCCACCACAGAGCAGTGCCGTCCTGCCGAGCCCAGCGGCTTCTGTTGTTGAAGACCGGGTGGCGGACGTAACCCTTGTCGTTGAATTGCTTGAGCACGCCCATCGGGATGTCAGGGGGTAGCAGGCCCTTGTCGACCCAGACCCGGGCGCCGGGCGTCCCCGCGGTGCGGACGCTGATGCGGATGGCCGTGGCGATGGATGCTCGTAGCGGGCGTGTGGTTGGCGACGGCCCGCCACGCTTCCCGGCTCCGCGGCCCTTCGACGTGATGGGCATGTGGCGGATGGTGTCCTGCAGGTCGTCACGTAGCGGCTCGGCCGCCCGGCGGATCCGGCGCTGCATGCTGCTGCGGATGTTCTCGTGACCGGCCGCTCTCAGCTTTCTCTGCAGCTCGATGAGCTGGCCGGTCCCGAGGATCTGAACGGAGGAGACGGCCACCAGGCCACCTCCTCAGATTGTGATGTCGGTGGAGATGTACTCGATCTTGGGCTGGTTGGTGCCGTCGTACAGGCCAGTGAAGGACAGCGTCGGCTTGATGACGTCGAACCCTTCGACTGTGGGTGGGGCGTCGTCGAAGCGGACCGCGGGCAGCGTGATCCGGAACGTCTCGAAAAAAGTGGCTGCGATCAGCGGGCCGACGAACTCCAGCACCAGGGACGTTGCACCGTCGCTGGTGTGCAGGTCGTCGAGGATCGTGTCGACGTAGTCCATCTCCAGCGACCCGGTGATCTTCACCTGGTCGTTGGAGATCGGCTCCTTCTTCAGCCCGGCCTGACCCGCGTAGAAACGATCCACCGCCTGCGGCCGTTCGATCTTGATGGACGCCTTGCGGATACCGTCGCGCGCTGCCTCCGTGCCGAACACGCCCGTCTTCACGGCCATCTGGCTGAAGTTGAACGGGGCCATCGCCGGGTAGCTGGCCGTGGCCATGGTCTGCGCCTCGTCGCAGTCCTTCGCGTCGATCTCGAACGAGGCGGTCAGCATCTCGCCCACACCACACGAGAACTCGGCCGACGTGATCTTGCAGCCGACGAACGTCTTGTCCGTGACCACGCCGGTCGTCAGCGGGACGCCCTTCTGGATGACCAGCGACTTCCCCGCAACGTCCGCGAGGGTGTGCGTCTGCAGGTACGCGGGGCCCGCGCCCTGCTGCACCGGGGTCACCGTGGTCCCCATCAGGGTCTGGAGCAGGATCCCCATGCCCTTGTTGGTGACCTCCATCTCCAGTGACCCGGACGCCTGCCGCTGCGTAACGACGCGGCGCGAGGACAGCGGCAGCAGCCGCCCCGCCGCAATGCCCGCGGACTGGGCCGTCGTCTTCTTGAGCTGCAGCGACTCCTTGGTGAACTCGATGAACTTGGTCGGCGCGAGGAACGTCCCATAGGTCGCCTCGGCCGCGATGCCCACCTGGGCGCCGAGCCCGGATCCGATCGCCATGTCAGCCCTCCTTCGAGGTGTTGGCGGCCTTGGCCGCGGTCGTCTTCTTCGGGGCGGAGGCCTCGGTCTTCGGCTCCTCGACTGCCTCCCAGTTCGTCGTCTGGCAGACGTAGCCGTCGAAGCGGCCGTCGGGCACCTCGACCATCTCGTCGGGCTGAACAGCGCGGTCGCCGAGCTCCGGCACGGTGACCGGCTCGGCGCCGATGTAGCGCACTCGCGCCATGGCGTAACTCCTCGGGTGGGGTGGGGTGGATCAGATGCGGGCGCGATACGCCACGGTGAAGGACAGGCCCGCCAGGGTGCTCTTGTCGCCCTGCTCCTGCACGAGGGACCCCGCGGTCAGCTCCGACCACAGCACCGTCCCGTTGAGCGTCGGCGCGGTCGGGGCCGCGTCCGTTGCGCGGAGCGCCTCCTCAACGGCGGCCAGCAGTTGGAAGACCTTGGTGCGACGCAGGGACATGTCCTTATCGCCGCCGCGGGTCTCGGCGTAGCAGGCGATCGACGCGTCCTCGTCCCGCAGCCGCACCCCCGCACTGGCGAAGGACTGCTGGATATCCACCGACTGCTCCGCCCCGGGGGACCAGCCGACATAGATTCGATGGCGTTCGGTGAGATTCACCCCGGGCGGGCCGTCGATGATCCGCACCTCGGCCAGCGCCGGGGCCGCCCGCAGGATCGCAAGCAGCGCGTCGACGGCAGCCGGGACAGCAGAGGTGGCCATCACGCCACCCCCGGCGGCGCCTTGAACGCCTCCAACAACTGGAGCACCCGGTTCGGGATCGCGTACCCGAAGCCCGGGATCGGCTCCGTCACCGCGTAGTCATCCGCCCCGCCCCCGCCCCGCGCCGCCCCGTACTGGGTACGCCACAGGTGCTGGAGCAACATGCGGGCTGCCAGGTTGATCGTGGGCGGGATGCTGCCGCGCCCGGCCGTGTAAGTGACCGTCCACAGCGTCCCGGCGAACGTCCCCGCCCTGTGCCGGACGATGCCCGGTTCGGGGTCCAGGACCACGGCGGACAGGTCGAGCGGGCTGTCGGTTGTCAGGGTTGGCATGATCGATACGAGAGCCACGGCAGGGATGTGCGTCAGGCACACGCTGCTGCCCTTGCCCTCAATGGTCTCGGTGAACTCCCGTGTCTCGACCGGGCCCACGTACCGCTCGATGGGTGCAGTCAGCGCGTCGATGTACGCCTGCAGCTCCTCATCGTCGGCCGTAGTCTCAATGTCGAGCTGGGCCTTCGCCTCGGCGAGGGTCAGCAGCGCCACGGCTGCCTCCTACTTCGTCGGCTTGGTCGGAGGCTTCCGCGGCGAGGGCTTCCTCGGCGTTGCGGTCTCCTCGTCGGCTAGCGCCTGGGCGTTCTCCTCGGCCGGTTCCTTGGACTCCTCGTCGTCGGCCTCCTCCGCGACTCCGATCGCGATCAGGTTCTTGGCCTCGTCCTGGGGCAGTTCGACGGTGCCGCCCTTCGCCGGCCACGACTCACCGTTGCGGGTCCCGGACACGGTCACC